TTTTTGACGTTCTAGGCCTACGCGGTGGGTTTCCGCATAAATCTATATAAAGTATTTATCAAATAAAGAAAAAGCCCGACACAGTTAAGCATCGGGCTTTATAATAAGAGTGGGTGAAGGACTTGGGTTTACCTCCAACTAAGCGTCTAGATACCTTTCATCTGTTACACGCCTAGAACCTCAGTTCTGCTTAGTATCGCAGTGTGCGTACTGCTTGTCTCCAAACTCTACGCCGGGCACTACCCCTAACCAAGTGCGCTTATCTCCTCTAGATTGGAAATTATTAGCGCCAACCCTTGTAACAACGTCTTGCTACAGTATTAATAATAACATCATTGCAACAAAAGTCAACCACTTTTTTAAAAAAAAATAAATATTTTTATGAGAAAAGTTAATTTATTTTTTAGTCTTGCTCCCAGTCCGGTATTCTTTATAGGATTTTTATGGAGTTTATTTAATATGAATCACATGCAGTCAACTATGTGCGGAGGAAGCCATTGGGAAATGCCTGCGATGTGGTTAGTTATGAGTGTAGCACACTTGAGTGCTTGGCTAATGTGGTATCAACAAAAGCGTTATCAAAAGATAAACGTTTTTCCTGACAAACAACAATGATAGTGCCCGTCACGAACTGCTATCATTTCCCAATATAGTAAATCTATATAATCATGTCTATCTAAGACTGAAACAATATCTTCAGCATATATATTTCCGGCAGGACCTTTTATATAGAGACGCCATAATGGTTTTTCTATATTCGGTACTGGTTGGTAGTAACTGCTTACTTCCTTTGCAAATGTATATTGATCAATTGTTGTCCATTCCATAACATATTTAAGTCATAAAAAAAGGCCCCGTAGGGCCTTTTTTCGTTTTAGTTTTACAATAACTTAGCTAAAGCTTACGTTTCCATCTGTGATGTCAACGTTTGCTAGGTAGTCAGCTGCATTACCTAGTGACGATGCTGTGTTTGATAGCTCAACATAACCATAACGTGTCATGAATGATACGACTGGTTCGAATGTGCCTGGATCAAGTACAACACCTGAGCTCATTAGTGGGATGTATGGGCAGTAGAATGCCGGTGCATCTGATTCACTTGAGCCTTTGTAGCCAACTAGTGCTGCTGTGCCGTCGCCTGCATATGTGTCAACGTATACACGCATTGCATTGTTTAGAGTACCTACAAACTTAGTGTTTGTTGGTGCTTCAAATGTACCTTCTGTTGTACGTGCAAATGCTGATGTTGTCGCAGATTGTAGAATTGTTAGTGCAAATGGGCTAACAACTGCATAGTTACCTGCGCCACGACGTGTACGCTGTGCAATCAAGTTTGCAGCACGGTTGATTTGAACTGCTAGAGCAGCATGTTCGTCACCAACAAATGTAGCTGTACCTGATACCGCAGCTTGGTCATAAGTTTCAACTGCGCCACCTGCTAGTGTACGTAGTGAACCTAGAACCTCTTGGTCGATTTCAGCAGTAATTTCTTGAGCTAGAGCAGCCATAATTTCTGCTTCTACGTCGATGCCATGTTGTGCTTGAGCGTCTTGAGCCGCTTCAAATGTCCAACGTGCTGACAACTTACGTGTCTTTGCTTCGACGGTTTGCTTCAAGATCTGAATGCTTAGTCTGTTTCCTGCACTACCTTCTAGTGATGCAGTTGGTGCTGGAGCGTTTGTTCCGTCACCTGAATAAGCTTCAGCAATTTTGAAAGGGCTTAACGCCTCTTCACCTGCTACAGCGCCTGAAGCGCCTGAGCCTACTGTGTCGCTATAGCGAACACGTAGAGTGTGGATTTGACCCACTGGACCAGTCATTGGCTGAACGCCAACAAGTTCGTTTGCGATGACTGTTGGCATCACACGTCTGATAACTGGTAGGATAACACGGTTAAGTGTTGCAACATTACCGGCAGAAGTAGCACCAGCTGTAGCGGTTTCTGACAAATACTTGCGAGTATTTTCTAGTGTCGAAGCCATTACGCTTTTCTTATTGCCTTGAAGGCCTTCAAGAAGTGCTGTTTTTGTTTCCTGCCAGCGACTTTCTAGTAGTTCTGACATTGTTATCTCCTCAATTAAATTCCAGCTAGACGCTTAATGTCAACGACATTATGATCGGCGTCTGCCTTACTACTAACGTTAGTTTGCGATTCTTCGCGATTGCCTGTTACTTCTTTTGCCTCTGATAATACTGCCTTCTGCTTGGCTGGGCCCTTTCCATCGATAACCGCTGGTAGGTACTTGTCAAATGCAGAGCGTAGCTTTGCAGTTTGAACTGTTTCCAGTAAGTCTGTCATGATTTCGCGTTGGTCTTTACCTAATGGTGCAACCAATTCGTTCATAATTTTTTCACGCTTTACAGATTCTTCTAAACGTGTTTTTTCACGTGCAGCTGATTCTGTAAGTTGTTTTGCTTTTGCAGCAAATGCTTTTGCTTCTTGTAATTGTGCTTCTTTTACATCAAGTACTTTTAGAAGTTTAGCAGTTTCTGATTTCTCATTTAAATAAGAAGTTCCATATTCTGCTGCAAATGCTTCAAATATTTTACGACCAAAGTCGTTTCTACGTGCTGAGTCAATATCTTCTTTAAGTGAAGTGATTTCACTTTTAAGTTGTTTACCAACCATTTCAGATACTGCTGTAGCACTTCTTTCAATAAAGTTAGCTTTAACTTTAGCGAAGTGTTCTTTAGCTTCACGTACTAGACGTACTTTTGTTTCAGCTAAATCTTTTTTATCTTCGTTGAATTCTGCAATCTCATTTGATAATGCATCAACTACAAATTCTTCTAGTTTGCCATAGTTTTCCTGCATTGCTGCTTTATCAGCATGTAGTTCTTTGACTTCTTTTTGTAGTTGTTCAATAACAAAACCTTTTAGAAGATCAGCATTTTCACGCATTGCAATTGCATATTTTGCTTTTGCTTCTGCTAGCTGCTTACGATCGTCTGCAAATTCGGCTATTTCTTCTGAAAGACGCTCGGATAACATTGCATCAATTGCCTCAACCATTGTTGCTTTGTCGTGCTCATACTTTTGAGCAAACTCTTCGCGAAGTTCAGCAGCTACTTGCTGCTTGTTTTCTTGAATTTTTGCTTCCCAAGCTTCTTCGATTTCAGAACGCACTTCTTCTGATACTACATCATTTTCGAAAAGTGTTTTCAGTGCATCCAACATTTACATTCTCCTCTTATTGGAGTCTATTGATTATATTAATCAATGATTCTTTTAGATATTTTTGTGCCTTATTGTCATGTTTAGTTGCCTGTGCTAATTCGTATGCCTTATATCCGCCGCGAGCGTTCATAAGGTGCTCGTAAATTGGTGTAGGATATGCACCGGGGGCGCTAGGCTGTGCCACAACGTCCACGGTGATTATTTCAAAATCAGAAACGATGTTACTGCCGTCTTCTGATACGTTACCGCTACCTCTCGATGAAACACCTAGTTTTACACCTGCTTCTAGCATTGTGCGTACTAATTGTCCCATAGGAGTTGGTAGGATTTTTAGTTTTCCATAACCGTTTGCGCCATCCATCCACATATCTGTAATCATATGGCTTACACGGTCAAGATTAATGTTAAGGCCTTCTGGATGATCAACTTCGCCGAGAACACTACATCCGTTCTTACATTGATCATTGAGAGTTTTGACAGCCCTGCCAATTTCATTTACAGGATACACTCGCTGATTAGCGTTGCGAACGTCACCTTGAATGCAAATACCTTTCATGTAAAGATCTTTGCCTTCGTTAGCATTCTCAAGCACAATCTGTGCTTGATCAAATGTCAAATGCTCTCGTAAGTTTTTCATTCAAACTTCCTTACGTTTATTTGCCGACAATTGATTTTTTATTGTCAGCAGTCTCACCTGCGCCTTTTTTCTCAGCGCCGTGGCCTTTTGGCATTGCTTTGTTTGCTTTGCCTGCTTTACCGCCAGGAACATTTACGTTACCTGCCGAATCTTCTTTAGCATTCATATCGCCTAGACCAGCATGATCACCTGCTTCGTTGTCTTTAGCTGATGCTATATTTGCTGCTGTGCCGCCCATATCGTTTTTACCTGCAACTGGTGATTTTGCATTTGCACCGTTGTCGCCGCCGATTTTTGAACCTAGCTCGCCGCCTTGTACTTTTTCTACGTACTCACGCATCATGTCAATGTCTGACTTTGGACCTGTTGATTCTTCAACTTCTTCATCTGACTCTTCAACTTCTTCGTCAGCTGCTTCTTCGACTTCTTCGTCTTCGAATGCAAAAGCTTCTTCTTCAGCTTCTTCGTCGTCCATGTCGTCATCGTCCATGTCGTCGTCGCCCATCATTTTTTCAAATTCTGCTTTTAGGTCTTCTAACGCATCTTCTAGGTCTTCAACACGATCTTCCATATCGCCTTCTTCACCTTCGTCTTCGTCATCCATGTCACCTTCTTCGTCATCTTTTGGTTCCATGTCACCTATCATTGCATCCATTGCATCGCCACCCATTGGGTCTGCTTCTACTTCAAATTCATCTAGATCAAAGCCTTCTTCGACTTCTTCGTCTTCTTCGACTTCTTCGTCTGTTGCTTCGTCTAGGTCTTCGTCTGACTCATCTACTTCTTCGTCTGCTGCTTCATCTACTTCATCATCTGAATCTTCTTCGATTTCTGCGTCATCTTCTAGTAGTGACTCATAAATGTCTCTTGATTTTTCTACCACAATCGCGTGGAATAATGCTTCTGCACCTTCTTTATCTTCGTTGATAAGAAGCTCTAGCATTTCTTCGAACTTGTTACGATCTGCCATTAGTTTCTCCTATAAATGTTCACACACCAGAGGTGTGGGGCTGTCATAATGTATTTAACAAAAAGAGAGAAATATACGTAGAAATAGGCCAAAAAGAGGCCATTTTAAGGATTTTCTTTAAAATCTTCGATAATTTGTAAAAATTCTTCTACAGTAATGTGTTTTAAGTTGTCAAATTTCCTTAGATCTTTAGGAATGTAGCCTTTGTTGTCTATCACTCTTATATATCTCTTTTTTGGATTTGTTTGCACTACATTTGCTGTTTGACGCATCCAATTTCCAAAAAAAGTTGCACTATCAGTAGATTTTTTATAATTCATTGTATTAGCATAGATATTATTAAATTTCTTACCATCATCTACGCCCATATAATCAAAACCTAAAATATAAATGGTTTCATTTTGATGTTGACTAGCTAACCATAATGCTGTCGGACCACTTGACCATCCTTTGCTTGGTTGAAAATAATTAAAGCCTTTGAATCTTGCATATGCTTTATTAGGATTTGTCCATACTTCATTTTTGTTTTGAAATCCTGATTTGTTTATTTCTAAAATCATTTTAGTATCAACAGCAACGAGGTAGTCAGGTTTAAAGCTTCTATATAGTGCATTGCAGCCGTATACTTTACCTATATTTTGTAAGTCAACTGGATTTATAGGTTCTCTGCTTATGCCATTACCTAAAACAAACGCAATCTTACTTTCATTAGTTTCATCCTCTTGAACAGAATCTATTTCTTTTTGAATAACTTCTTGATGTTTTCTAATAAGTTCTTGCTGTTTTTTGTTTTCTTTTTCTTCACGCTTCTTCTGCTTAAGGTTACGATGGTGTTCCTTAATCAGCTTCCATTGTTTTTTAGTGTAAAGGCTTTTATCTAACTTTGGCATCAAACACCACCCGCTTCAGCTTGTGCAGCTATTCCATACATCTGTCGGATAAAGACTAGTTCTTTGTCTTGTTCTTCTTTATGTAGTTCGCTTGCTTTTCTGACGCGGTTGATTTGACGTAATGTTAAACGAGTTTTTCTTGTATCTGATTTTTTCACAGGTGAATCATCAAGGTCAGCTTCGTAACGCTTATCCTCTGTTGGTTCAACAGTTTCTGGATCGAAATAAAATAATTCTCGTAGTATCATGTTAGTATTTATACAGTTTGGTCCGTTGCCGGAGCAGTTGCTCCGCCTATGTCTTGATTTGTTGCAGTTTCTGGACCTGCGCCATCACCTGCGTCAATTGGTTGTTCACCTGTGTCGGCTTCGTCTTCGATTCCGCCTAGGTCATCATCAATACCTGCTCCACTTATTCCTGCACTTCTCATTTCGCCTGCTGCATCAGTTGGAGGGATATTTAGTTCTTCTTCATTTTCTTCACGCCACAGACGTTCATTCTCAGCAAGTTCTTCTTCACTAAGTCCTAAGAAACGTTTCATTGCAAAACGATTTGAAATATAAGGTATAGCAGCCATTTGTGTATATGTTGGTACACGAGCATTGTCGATTTCACTTTGTCGATATGCAGCAAAGTTTTGCGGTGCTTGGAACTTTAAATTAAACATTGATGTGTCAATGTTAACACCCTTTTCTAAAATATAACGTTTAAACTCTTGATCAAACTCTTCTGCCACTAGGCCTTGCAAACGTTCACAATAGGTGTTGAAGCGAAGTTCTTGAATGTAGGCTGTGCCCACACGTCCATCATTATATTGTGCAGCTGAATCATCTGCTCCAGTTGGTAAGTACGA